GTTTATGCACATTGCTTCACAAATTAATTTTTGATCTTCTTTTGAAAATTCTGTAAATTCTTTCATATTTTTTAATCACAACCATTCCCTATAAGCTAGTTTTAACATATTAGGAATATACTCATTCGCCCCAAACCACACAAGTCCTGTCCAACCCCCCGATTCTGTAATCCAATTTTTATTTTTTATAAAGGTCTTGTATGCCCCCTTTTTTGATAATGCGTAAGTTGGTATAAAACCGTACTCACACACCCCATCTCCCATACAACATCCAGGAGTTACATATTTATACTTTGCTATTTGTATAATAGTGTATTTTTCTTCTCTTAATAATAGTTTAGACAGTTCATTGATGGATATAATATACCCAAATTTTTTTAGGAAGATATCTATATCATTATTAACAAAGCAAGGCCATCCACTGTAAGTTTTGATTAAGTTTATTCTTCTAAAAAAACTTATAATTTTATATCTTAAATAGCTTATCATAATTACTCCTTTTTAGTAAACTCCCCCAGGAGGGAAAAGGGGTGTTAGTTCTTAAACCATCCCAGGGGAGCTTTTATGGAAGTCCTCACCTACTCCCATGTAACCAGATCCGGTACTTTCCCGGATAGCAACCTTGTAATAATTTGCCGAGGTGACAGGCCATTCTTCTTACAAGGATTTTCTTAATCTCTGGGTGGCTTCGCTAAAAACCCCCATTGGTACTGTTGGATTTGATCCACACACCTGAAAGGCTTTAGTGACGTTAAACGACTCCTTGTCCTTTTCCATTGTGACAGTACCCCCTACATGCATCTATCTACGGCGATCAATAGGAGTTGACTCTCCCTTTCCGTAACCGTTGCCCTGTACATGCTCGGGTCGGATTTTATTTGCATTGGTTGGGAATCGAACCCAACAGAGGAATTTCCTCTACCACCTGCTTTCTGATCAATGCCCTTTATTTAATATTGAAACCTCGCTCCAACGGACCAATTATTACAAACAGAATAGAACTCTACTGATATCCACACGCATTGCCATAGAAATCTCCAAGGTTGGGGCAACAAATAGGATATAACTGCATGGATAGCAAGAGCAGAAAAACTTACCGAAAAGAAAAGAGCATCATTTGGTCTTCCATAAATAATAGGATTCATTTCCCTATAATCTGGATCATGTTTCAATGCCATCCATGTTTGTACCATATCAACAATACCAATGCTGGTGAGGCTAAGTTGCAGTCCGGTATCCAATGCAGTCCATTTATTTTCCGATTCCGCAAAAACTGGTATTGCTATCAACATAAAAAATAACACCACCAAAATCCTTTTCATATTCTCTAACCCCCTTTTTATTAGCAAAAATAATACATCAGAAAGAAAACAAAACCAAAAGCAGAACAGAAACTAAGTACTAACCATGATAAGTATAACAGGAAAGTTCTCATACTAACACCCCCCCTTTTTTATTTAAGCTCATCTTTTATATCTAATTTTATTTGGAAAGGAATTTCTTTTAAAATTTTAAAAGGATTTCCATATGTATTTCCTTTTTGAATTTCAATTGCTATTTCTTCTATGGAAGAATATTCATCTAAGGACCACCCATCTACACCATGATTTAGGGCTAAATAATAACTCCCTTTAGATTCCTTTTCCAGACAATTAACACACATAATTATCCCCGTAGTAATTTCTTGTTCTAGTCTTGCTCCACACTTTTTACACTTCATATATCCAATGCTCCAGCTCATTGCTTTGTTCCTTCCAGAAAAGAAATAATACCCCAGGCCACAAGACCCGCCATCAACAGAAAAAACAGTACGAGAAGAAAGGCTTTAATAATAGTCCATAATCCAAGAATGTAAACCATTAACAAAACAAGAATTGTGGGAAACACAATCAGAAGAATATTACATGTTTTCATATTATCTCTCCGTAAACATAAAAATTAAAAGACTGAATAAGAACGCAATAAATAAAGCTACAGCAGATACAAGGATATATTCCAGCACTCCCCCAAACCCCATATTCATTCCAACCCAAAACATGACGGAAAAGTAGGGGCAAAGAATCAATACTGCACTGTGAACAATTTTCTGTGTTTTTAATTTCATTCCTATACCTGTCCTAGCATTTTTTGTTCTGCTTTTGCATTCTTATCAAAAGTCTCTGTATCTTTTTTAACTTCGTTATAAACAGATGTAATGGCCCCGATAAAACTATTGGTATTGCTATGAAGTGTTTCCCCTTCATTTTTCATACGGGACGCCATCTGTATTATTTTCTCCGCTCTCTCCAGCCACATATTACGCAATTTTGATACATCCTTTTTCTGTTGTTGGAAATTAGAAATCTCCCTGCGAAGGTTCACGTTTTCCGCTTTGAGTCTTGCTTCTATGATAAAAAATCCCATTGCCTGTGTTTCAAGTTTATGTTGAGTATCAATATCCAAAATTGCTGTTACCCGGACTTTTTCCCGTTCTATTGCCTTTTCCATTTCCGGCTGTATCTGTGCAGTAGGTATCATCTTGGGTGTTAGTTCATTTACTACATAATGCTTAATCATATAGTTTTCAGCCCAAGTAAGAAGTTTTTTTTGAAGTATATTCATTGTTACTTACCCATTTTCTTTTATAAATTCTCGAACAAGTTTAGCGTTTCTTACCCACTCCCCCCATGTTATAGAATATTGCATTTTAAGCCACAAACCATTACAACATCTTTTTGAATAAAAGGGTTCTCCTGGACTTAAAGGACAGCGGGAACAATCTCCATTAAAATTTTGGCAATAAGAGCAATCAACCCCACGCCATTCCTGTCCAATAGCATCTATCATTAGATAATTAGATACTGATTCATAAAAATATCGTGTTTCTGCCCATTGAATCATGTCATCATAATGTTTAAGGGCTTTTTCTCGTAATATTTCCTTTCTCATAACTATTTCCTTTTGTTCCTACTCTTATTATATCTTTTTCCAAGAGAAAATGGACACTTTTTTACCAGAAAAGTGTATTATTTTCAAGCAAATTCCATTTCTTCTCTATGCTTGGCAACATCCCTTATTTTTCTCCTATTCTCCCGCTCCACTTCAATAAAATTACACTCCTTTTCCATTTTTATCAGTTTTTCCTCACTAGGATCAAAGTCATAATGATAATAATCTTTTACATAATCCAGAAACTTGAACCAGGACTTGGAAATGGAGCCGATCTGGAGGTGGGACTTATAATAATCCCTCATCCATCGTATATGCTGCTCCGCAAACTTCTCTACTGTTCCAAAATAAGAATCACAACCTGAATCCAGGGTTTCAGTCATATCAATGGTGTGCTTGATGGCATCATAGTTCTTTTTGATAAGGTTCGTCTGGAAGATGAAGTTGTTTCTGTCGGTAGAGGTATGGAGTCTGCCTTTATAAAGTTCTTCATACAGGACTGATATGCTTGGGCATATATCTTTGGTTTTTTGTAATAGTTGTGGTTCATTTGCCATTACTTTTAGGAAAAAAGAGGATTGTGTTCTAGGATTATAGATAAAATCAGCCAAACTTTTTGGGAGAAGTTTCTTATTCTCAGGCCAGTATCCTTCTTGGAACATTCGACTGAAAAGTTCTATTCCCGTAAATACTTCCTCTTCAGTAAATTTCTTAGTTTGCATGGCTACAGGAATATTATTTTGCTCTAAGAACTCCCGGCTGATATTACAGTGTCTACCAAGGGAGCCATTTATCAGATAAGTACAAAGTTTATGTCCTTCCTGATATACTTTGGCTAAAGAGGAAGTATGCTTAGTTAAAAGGGGGTATTTATTCCATTCTTCTATAAAAGGAGATATTATTAAAGGAGTATCGGATTTTGTATCTCCAAAATCCTTATTAGGTTCTTTAGAACCTTTATTAACTTTATTCTTATTACCTTTATTCTTATTATGTTGTGCAGTATTTTCGTCAGTACTTATCAAAAAACTTAATATGCAGTTGTGAAGTATTTTGATAACTGTACGGGCTGGAAGACCTTCTCGAGTAGTTTCTATAAACCCTTTTTCCTTTAAAAGATGGAAAGCATTCCTTTGTTGATAAGGAGAAAGAGTGGTATCCTCTTCTATATTATTTTGGGTATTAAAGAAACGTCCTTTATCATCCAATTGGTTTTTTCTTTCAAAATAATTTTCTTTACTTATAAGATCAGCTAATAGAATGGCAGCATCGATGGATGTAGCTTTTAATAGTTTTTTATTTACTTGGAAATAGGCTTCTTTGGAAAGTGTAGATCGGACAAGTTCTTTAGCTTCATTATTGTTCATAATAAATACCTTCTGTTAAAATAGTATGATAGGCAGAATGACAATTAGGACATATTTTTACTTTCTCTTTCCCCCCGTTTCTTTGGTTCATTAAGAATTATCTCCTTTTTACACTGGGAACATTTGTATCTATTGGGTAATATCCCATGGATGGTAATTTCCATTCCACAGGAACAGGTTATTTTTTTGCAACCTTCTTTTTTGGGGATAGCTTCTTTGTTTTCATATTTTCTTTTTTCCATTTCCTTGTCTCCAACATTATTTTTTGTGCTTGTTCTTTTGAGAGTTTAATTAACCCTTTATGGGGGAAATAATAATCAAACCTTTTATCAAACACAGGATTATTTGAAATTTTTATATACATTCTTCCATCTTCATATAAAGAAACAATTCTTCCTACCGTTCGTTTTTCTCCCTGTATATCATATGAATAGCTACTAGCCCCCTCTTTAAAAGTAACATAATCCCCCTTTTTGAACTTTTCCTTTTTCATAATTTTCCTCATTTATTTAGTAAATAGTTAATAATTTCTTTCATCATTTTGGTATAACTTTGTATAGAAATTACTTTTTGTTTAGTCCATCTTCCATTTCTCATATATCTTTCCCAACTTCCATATTTGTCTATAATAGCCAATACTTCAGAATATAGATAATATGTATTTGCTCCAGAAGAAACTTTAGGAGGATTGGGTGGTGGAGGGGGTCTTTTAATTCCTTTCGGAAATGGATTACTTTCTTTTTTCATATCTCCTCTCCTTTATGTTTTTCTGCCCAAGACAATAACTTTTTATATTGTCTGTCAAGATAGTCCTCGCTTTCTAGAAGCTCTGAACCTATAATTCTAATCCAAGTTAGATGATATGATACATCATTTTGCATAGACATACATATCCATCCCGCTCTTTCATTATCCACATGTTCTGGTGGGTAATAGAATTCTACCTGTAGTTCTGGATGTTTTAATAACCATTTAAGAAATTTTTCCATTTATATTTCCTTTATTTATTTTCGTTTGTAATATGCTCTAAATCCTATACCATATCAATATATTATGTAACCTAACCCATGCAAATAATCACAATAAATCCCGAATGATAAAGAATTAAATAACTTTGACCATCCCCACATTGTATAAGCATAATCAATCGGTATAATTCTCATTTTAATGCCTCCGCACGAGCGATGATTGATTCAACCCTTGCAACATGCTTTTTATATTCCGGTATAGTCCAATGTGTATCTATTGAAATTTTTAATTCTGTCAACATCTCATCGAACATCTGAAGTTTTTTATCTTTTATTATCATAGATTTTTGCAATTGTTCTAAATAATTTTTATCACTCATTACTTATGATTCCATCCTTTGCTGTATCAATAATATCAAACATATAAAGTGGAATATGTCCACCGCTGATCCAATGTTCTTTAAATATATCCCTATAAAAAAGACCCTTTATTTTTTCATCTATTTTTATTTTATAGACATATTGACCATACTCCTTTGCCACCTTTATATCTTCAGAAAAATATGTTGATGACGCCATGTCTCTATCGTTTTCAATAATTATTGGACTTCCGTGATATAGAAACATATTATCCTCCATTACTTATGATTGCGTGTCCCGGACTCACACCGGGACGATTCTGCCACTTTCATCATTTCATTACCTCTCTCATAAAATTATCTGCTTCATCCTGTGGCATATCTCCTGGATCGCTTCCTTCTCGGTAGATAACAGCGGAATTCACTTTCAGGAAGGATAATTCCCATGCCAGTTTATTAGCTCTTTCCGTAGAAAAGGATCCCGGATCAAAAAGGATGAATACTTTCTTCACACCCTTCTTAGCAATGAATAGAGCCTGTTCCTTGGTCCATCCGGTCCCCATTGTTGCCATGGCCCCATCTCCAAGCCTCCAGACATCGGTAATACCCTCTACAATAACTCCCCTGTCTTTTACTGTATCTGCATTATAGAGGATATGCTTATAATGTATTACTTCCTCTGTCATTTTGCAAGCTTTATATCGCAAACTTTGTTTTCCCGTAATATCTCTTCCCTGATATGAAACCAACTTACCATCAAGGTAGATAGGAGCAATAATACGAAACTTGTAATTTCCATAATGTAATGTGCCTCTTAGTTTAAATTTGGATTCCAGTTTGTCAGGGTCATATTTCCGTTTAATAAGATAATCTCTGTGCTGCTTCTGGAGATCGGTGCATTCTCCCGGGAGAGAAAGGGATGAGGCGTGTTTTATCCCCATCTTTTTTATAATTTCAGTTCTGGTGTTGGTGGTATATTCCTTTTTTATCTGTATCGCTTCATAATAGGATACCTGCAGAATCTCAGAAATAACATCCTCCAGGGGATGATAGCTGCATCTCCAGCAGATATAGGTTCCTTCTGGATTAAATCCCCCATGGTTGGAATGGTCTGAACAGAATGGACATTGTATATTTCTCCATCCAGGGGAAACATTTTTCCCCTCATCCCAATTAGGAATGGAATAATCTTCCAAGAATTTCATAGCATCAAACCCCATTAAGGCAGCCTTTTATTATCTATAATTGCTGTATAGATTACAATGGCAAAGGTAATAATCCCCGCTAAAATAAGTAATGTCATCTTATCCCTCCTTCTTTTCTGTTATGGGTTTTGGTAATTTAATAAGTAAAACTTTCAGGGTTCCATTTTCTGCTTCCAATTTCTGACATTTTCCTAATAAGATTTTAATAGCAGGGGTAACAAGGTCTGTAGGATCCATCTCTCTTCCTAAAAGTTTTGCACTCAATTCCTGGAATTGAACTGTGGTTGTGAGTAAATTAAAAGCATCTTGTTCTGTCATGATTGCTCCTTATCAGAACTGGAGTATATCTCCTCAATACTTTTAGCAAATTGAATTAAGGCTAGATATTCTTTTGCATAGATAGATTCTTTATGAGCTTCTTTTACTTTTTGTTCAAAATTATCTATTGTATTGAAGAAACAACCTGTTTTAATCATTATACCGTTTTCTTTAGTTACAAGAATTTGGGTTAATGAGTTACGGCTTCCAATGTGGTTTATATCTATGGTTTTCAATATGGAATAACTATGGATAGATTGGTCACCTCCCACATGCAGGTTATCTCCCACATGCAGGTCACCTTCCACATCCAGGTCACCTTTCACATACAGGTAACCTTTCACATACAGGTCACCTTCCACATACAGGTAACCTTTCACATACAGGTCACCTTCCACATCCAGGTCACCTTCCACATCCAGGTCACCTTCCACATACAGGTAACCCCTCACATACAGGTCACCTTCCACATCCAGGTCACCTTCCACATACAGGTTACCTTTCACATCCAGGTAACCTTCCACAATTACAGATTTTTCAAAATAGGAATAATCTACTTTTATTTCAACATTGCCATCAAAATAATAAGCATTATATTCCTTGTTAAAATATTCTTCTTTTGTGAAGTTACCTTTTTCATCAAAACAAGTGGAATCAAGTATAATTGTTTGTTTGTTCATATTAACACCCCTTTAATTAAATTTGAAAAATTGTAAAATTCAATTTTTCATTTATGTCTATAATAAAATTTCTATTATAGACATAAGGAAAAATCAACTATTTACTTTATCCTTTTTTGACAGCTTGACGACGGAAATATAAGGATTGCCTTTTTCTGAATTTGAATTTTTCATGCAAATCTCCCGCAATTCCTTATTTTCGGTATTATCAACCTTAGTTTTTTGTACCTTGGCAATGTCAAGGAAAAGTTTTTCCATTTTCTTTTTCTTTAATGCTGTATAGATGTTTTCATCTACAAAGGAAATCGTTATTTTTCCATCGGAATAAACCACTTTCCGATCATATTCAGGGAAAAATCCTTCCCCTGTAAATCCGTTATCAAGCAAGTACTTTTTTGCTCGCTCTGATTGTATTTCAAGACAATCAGATAAAGTTTTATGCATGACAAGGAATTCTTGATACAGAATGAGCGACAGTCCTTTTCCCTCTTCCATGTCTCTTGCAAGCTTTAAAAGCTTTTCCGTCTTTTCTACTGTAAACATATTTTAACACCCCTTTTTATTAAATTTGAATAATTATAATTATTCATAAAGAGCCATGATCTAATTAAAAATCATGGCAAAGTATCAATAATTATCCTTTTATTACTATTGGCATTATAACTGCCATAGCATAAAAGGGAAAATCGGTTGATTCAAATATTATGGGAGATTTTTCACCATAAAAGGACACTTTAAATGTTCCTATTAAAGAAATATCTTTGATAAATTTATAGTTGATAAAACATTTTTGATAAATTTTGTACAAAGATTTTGAAAAGGAAATTTCTTCTTTGTGGTTTAAGTTAATTTCTTCTATTACTTCAGCATCACAAGAAGGAATTACTTGTTTATACTTTGGAAAACAGAATTCTTGCTCAACTTTTATCAAAGTAATTTCCTTTGTAGTACATTTTTCCACTGCATAAAGACCCTTTTCCATGTCGGAAAGAAAATCGTCCTTTCTACTGCATAAATGGAGTCTTCTGGAATCAGTACAAACAATGTTTTCATCATCGACATAAAGAAAAGTAAAGACTTCCTTTATATCATCCGTGGATCTTGCTTGTAGTACGAAATAGATAGCATCAAAAAAAGCATCACCCTTTGAAAATTTGACAACATTACTCATATTAACACCCCTTTTTTATTAAATTTAAACCTGTAAAGGTTTAAATAATGGCACTATATTTCTATAATGCCAAAATTTAAAGCTTTAGCTAACAATATTTCAGATAATTTTTCTTTTCTGAAATATCAAAAAGCATATTGTCTTCTTTCCATTTTCCCCCATTATAGAATACGAAGGGAACAAGCCACTTTCCATCTTTTTCAAATGCATCCTTGAAGAAAAAGTGGTTTTTGTTATTCACCCATGCACCTTTAAACTTTGTAGATGGCTTCATGATATCACCTTAAAAAACAAAATTGCCATGGCACAAAGTGAAAGCTTTAGCCATGTCCTGAATAGCATTGCATACACTTATGCCATATTTTCGGGCATAAGTGACGGCAATCCCGTACAATTTGGCATTGTTGGAAATTTCCTTCAATGCGTCATGGTATGTGATTGCTTGTAGACTGTTTTGTACTGTCATGGGAACACCCCTTTATTAAATTTTAAGGTTTTTTAATTCCTTATTTTAGGGAATTACACATAAAGTAATTCCCCATAATAAAGGATTAAATTTCTTTTGCTAATTCGTCCCGAAATTCTTTTTCTAAGGAACATATTTCTTCCCAAATTTTGGAAATTTCCACTATAATTCTTTTTTGTTTGTGGCTCCCTGGAATTTCTTTGCAAGCTATAGCAAATAATTTTCCTTTTTCAATTTTGAGGTTTTCTATTTTTTCCTGTATTTCCATAATAACACCCCTTTTTATTGAATTTTAAGAAATTAAAAATTTCTTATTTTATGGCACTATTGAAAATAAAATTTATAATATTCAATAATGCCATACAATAAAGAATCTTTACAGATAACGTAAAAATAAGCGGATATCGACAACATTGAAATAATTACCTTTAGCTGAATTGAAAAAATTAACCCTGTCCCATACACACCACTTGAAAATCTGACTGTAAAATGTATGGTTCAATTTAGGGAATCGGTCATTATGCCTGTAAAATATTTGTTGTTCCATTGTATCCCCCTAAATAATCAGCGTTTTTGTTGTCTTGACAAGGTTGTAGATCAATTTTTCGATTGCTTTTCTTTCCTTTTCGTCAATCAGCTTGTTCACATTATCGGTAAGCATGGTTAAAAATTCAATTTTGGTGATGGATTTTGAATTTTGCACCATTTTTTGGAATGTAGGATTATCTCCGATTGCTCTATGCATAGTAACACCCCTTTTTAATAGAAATTTAAGTCAATAAAAGACTTATGAAAAAGGGTAAAAATAAATTTACCCCTAAACATAAAGCTTTTTATTTACCATCCCTCTTGTTCTGCTATTTCTTGTAATTCTGCTGGATCATAAGGGGAGCAAACTTTTTCAATTAGCTCCCTATTTTCTTTTTGTTCTTCAATGGCTTTTTCAAATTGTTCTGTAGATTCTATTCTTTCCATACAGTAACACCCCTTTTATAAATTTGAATAAACTAAATTATTCATATAATGACAGAATAAAATTTGTAAAAACCTTATTCTGTCAAAATATCAATAATCCTTTATAGCCATCTTTGTTTCAAGGCGTATCCCCCGTCTCGATGATGATCATTATTTTCTCTGTTATGATGATCATTAGACGGACAATTTTCCTTGATACAATCAAAACCGGAAGGAAAAAGAGTATGGGAAAGATTATAAACGAGAGCAAAACCCATATCCATTCCGCATCCACTGATACCAACACCTTCGCTTTTTGTGTCGTATCTTTCTCGACATGCTTTTGCTACAAGCTGGGATAACCATATTGGTTGATTATTTTGTATTGTTATCACTTCAATAATTCGATACATACCCGACCGGGAGACATGTTTTAAAGAAGTATATACAGTATCGCCCGGTTTTAAAATTTTTCGCAATTCTTCAATTGCTTCCGCTGTTTCCTTTTTTGTCCATGCCATAATTAACACCCCTTTTTAATAGAAATTTAAGACTAAATAGTCTTATGAAAGGGGATAAAATTAAATTTATCCCTAATCATAAGGCTTTTTATTTACCATCATAATGTTCTTTGTATTTCGGTGTTATGTCTTCAGTATATATCCCATCAGTACAACTCATAACCAGTCTTATTATTTTTTCATGAATGTTTTTCAGGCAGCTTACGGGATATTTACTGAAAGGATTTATAATCGTTAAATTTCCATCCCCTGACAAACATCGACCATTATATTGACATTTACATGGTTTATCACATTCTATAATCATACTATACACCCCTTATTTAATAGATTTTTAAGGTTGTTTAATGCCTTATGAAAGGGAATTACAGTTATAAAAAATAAAATTTGTAATTCCCTATAATAAAGGATTAAATTATTTTTGCCCAGTAGGAAAATCCTTTATTGTCGGAAGGACTGGTAAAATAATGAAAATCAGTAGTAATAAATTTGTGTCTATACCATAAAAGATTGGATATATGATAATTTTTATTGGTAATAGCATTTAACTTTTTGATTATGTCCCTTTTATTTTCTTCCGTGTTGATATTAAAAATATAATCAGAAGAGTAATTCCCGATAATACGAGCCTTTACATTATACTCTATACCGCTTTTTATGAATATCATACTATATACCCCTTATTTAATAGATTTTTATAAACCTTACTATATAAGACATAATAAAGCTTATACAAAAGGGGGAATAACAAAAAGGAAAATACATTCCCTTAATACTATTCCCCCTATGTATCTATTAAAATCAATCATACAAGGGGTGATTTAATCCCTGTAATATGTATGTTCCCTATCTATCACCCCTATATAGTATATTAAAACACTGTACAGAGCCTCTAACTGGCCTTATAGGTCAATATATCAGCCCTGTACAGTGCTATTATTGTGTAACTATATAGTGTAATATTGATAATTCCCTATACATAGCATAAACATATAAGGAATAAAAGGGAGAAAAGCCGGATAAATATAGCCTTATACTCATATATGGGATATTTCGGCAATAATTGGCAGAATGTCCGGCCTAAAAAATTACAAGAGTTAAAACACCCCTTGTACAATTTTGTTTCAAAAGGGGAGTGTTTTTACTACACTTTTCTTTTATGGTCTTTATTATTCAAATTAGAATAGTGACTTTATTTCATAGTAATAAGGCGTATAAGGGTTTCGGCCTGTCCTGTTCCTATGGAATCTTGAAAGTGTTTTAATGTAAATGATCTAAACTGATATGGACTCATCAGAAGGAATCTTATTCCTTGATAGGGGATAAAACCCCTATTTCGTCCTTTAGTTGAAAGCATACTGGAGGCGTGCAAGTCTTTTGTTATACTTTTCTTCTGCCGTCTTCAGTGCTTCCATTTTCGTGTTGCTCTTAGTGTCAACCATCTTTACACTGTTGATTCTCAATTCTCTCTTTACGTTCAATCCGTTTACTTGATGCAATCTGTATTCTGTAAGTCTCATAATCAACACCCCTTTACTGACTTATTCTCTATATATACAATGTACTCCATATAATAAAATAGTCAAGTAAAAAAGGAAAAAAAGATAAAAAAGTACAAAAAAAACATACATTTTTTTAAAATAAAATGCATACATAATAATATAAATAATCATTGCTTTATGTCCCATAGTGTGTATATACTATGCATAAGGACACATAGACATATATACTAATGATCATGCTAATATACACACTACTACATATACTCAATGACATACATTATACTATAGCCAATGCGCTATGTATCAGCGTGCTATGTGCGAGTCATGTACACGCTGAGTATGCACTATTATAATATACTATGGATAAAGGCATATGATAAATAAGCATAGGCAGGGACAGGGGAGACAGTGGGGGAAAGGCGATGTGACTCCCTTAAGTGGAGAGAACAAGGGGGGGCAGAGGCCGTGTGCGCACCTCTCTGGCAGAACTTTTGGTCCTTACCTTCCGGTTTCTTCCGGGAGTTTCTGTTATGCCTCGTTCCTCCTGGATGTTATGGAAATCCTCCCCTCTACCCGATTGCCCTTATCCTACTTTACCGATGGGCCCCATCCCTACTATTTGAGGCCATACTGATGCCTGCACCGAAGAGATACCGTCCCCCGCAGCAGCCCGAGCCGGTTTTTGCCAACCCCTTAGAGGAGTTACTGTCCATGGTTGTGCCGGAAGAGAGAGAGGCCGTAGCCAAACTGGGAGCGGAGATGCCTCATGTGATACCAGGGTTGCTGGAAGCTGCTAAGAGAGAGAGGAAGGATAAGAAGAAGAAGAAATGGAATTGGAAGGGGAAGACGCAGCAGGAGTGTATGAAGCCAAGTTCTGAAGCGGAGCGGGAGACTCAGTTGCTTACGGTGATACCTGGGCAGGAGATTGTTTCGAAGGAACTGGTGGAAGAATGCAAGGAGATGGCTCGGTACAACAAGAAAAAGAAATACAGGCCGGAGATGTGTGAGAGGGTGATTGAGATACTGAGCCAGGGTCGGACGAAGATGGATGCTGCAGCATTATTGGGGATACACCCGAGTCAGATTACCCGGTGGTGTGATGCGGAGAGTGATATGTATGTGCCGGAGTTTGCAGAGGCGGTAGAACTCGGTGAGGCGTTATCCGGGTTATGGTGGCGGGAACAGGGCCGGTTGAACCTGGGGAACAAGTATTTCAACTCCACACTCTTTATGATGAATATGCAGAATCGCTTTGGGTGGACCCGGAAGCTGGAAGGGAACATCACGAAGATAACGGAAGATAGAAAAGTATTGGAAATAAATATAGGAGAACGGTCAGCAGAACATGTTGGAGAAGTCCTCAGAATTTTACACACAGCTGGTGCTATCACAGCCGAACCTGAAGAACCTACTGATTCCGAAATTAACTAAGTACGTTCCTCACCAGCCCACACCGAAACAGGAAGCATTCCTTTGGCTTCCCTGTCTCGATGCGTTCTATGGTGGGGCTGTAGGCGGGGGGAAATCGGATGCTCTTCTCATGGCTGCCCTGCAGTATGTAGATTATCCTCATTATGCTGCACTCCTTCTCCGTGACACCTATAAGAACCTTTCCATGCCGGGATCTCTTATGGATCGTGCCATGTCCTGGCTATCGGGAAAGAATTGTCATTGGGATGAGAAGAATAAACAGTGGCTCTTTCCCTCCGGTGCTACCATTACCTTCGGTTATCTTGACGGTCCCTATGACCACCTGAACTTTAACTCCTCTGAATTCCAGTTCATTGGTGTGGATGAAGCAGGGGATTTGCGGTGGTCACAAATATTGTTCATGTTCTCTCGATTGAGAAAGACTATAGATAATCCGGTTCCAATTCGATTCCGTCTGGCTTCAAACCCTGGCGGAATCAGCCATTTTGAGCTAAAGACCAAATATATTGATGATGCTACCCGGGAAGAAGGGGTGGTGTTTATTCCTGCAGGTATTAGCGACAACCCATATCTGGAGAAAGAGCAATACCTTAAATCCCTGAACAAGTTGGATCCTGTTACCAGACAGAGACTTATCAATGGGGATTGGGAGATAAAAGAAGCGGGAAGATTGTTTAGCAGGGAATGGTTTGCTGTAATTGAAAGGACACCCTCTCCTGACAAAATATCCTCTACTGTTCGGTATTGGGATCTTGCTGCAACGGAATTGAAGAAGGTACAGGGAAGACGTTCGAATGATCCTGACTTTACCGCTGGTGTTCGTATGCACCGATTAAGCAATAATACCTATTGTATAGACTCTGTTATTCGTGGGAGATGGTCCCCCAGGAATGTTGAAGAGATAATAAAACAGACGGCACAAGCTGACGGGAAAAATGTTCTTATTTGTATGGAACAGGAACCCGGTTCCTCCGGTGTGAACACCATTGATCATTACAGACGCTTTATCCTTCCCGGATATAACTTCAAGGGGAATAAGGCTACCGGATCAAAAGAGGAACGGGCAGCCCCGCTTTCCTCCATGAGTGAAAGTGGGAATGTTTCCCTTGTTAAAGGGTCGTGGATAAAGGACTTTCTTGATGAATTGGAAGTATTCCCCTCTGGAAAGCATGATGACCAGGTGGATGCTGCTTCCGGGGCTTTTGAGAAGATCGCTCTTGATGAGGGACGTTACAATATACGAATAAGGAGAGCTTAAATGGAAAGTCACATCGGAGTCATTGTTTCCATATTTATGGGAATACTTTCCCTGTTTTCTGGATTTATGTTTTTCCAATTACGGGCAATCGATAAAAAGCAAGAAGCCATTTGTGCCAGGATACAAGAAGAAAAGAAAGATCGTGAGAAGAGTGTGGAAGAAAGACGAAGTGACATAAAAGAGATTTTTGGAAAGGTGGAACATGTTTCCGAGACAGTTGGTAGATTGGAGGAAAAGGTTCTCAGTCAGCAATTACTTTGTAATGAGCGTCATGCATGAATCCTTCTTCTTTTGAAATTTTTATACAGAAGGATATTTCTGAAAGGGAAAGAAATAAGATTCATATGCGTGAATTCTATAAGGGAAAACGTGTTCCCAGGAAGAAAGAAGGTAATTACAATACCCGTTTTTCAGAAGATAATTTTTATCCCTTGGAGAATCCTTGTGGGGTTTCTTGTTTTGAATGCCCCCAACATGATTGTATAGTAGAAAAATAAGGAGAAATACAATGGCTTTTACAGAATCATACCTAGAAAATCAGCGTTGGCAGCAATTCTCTTTTTATGAAACAGGACATACGGCTGATGGGATGGCTGAGAGTATTGCCCATGCAACAAAGGCATGGAGATTGGCAGAGATACGGATGCATTTTAGTATTGCCATGATATCCATATTTGATTTGGTTATTTATCTAAGTTCTGCCCGAGGGAGTGCTTATAATACTAAGCTTCTTAGCCAAGCACTCCTGACTGTTCAGGATCTGTGGATACATTATTCTGATGCCCTTCTTTTCCAAAGTGGGGATCAATTGGTTTTTGCCCATGGCTCTACCGTAACTGTCAATCATAGAGGGACAGAAGTTATCGGTTGGTCCATAATTAATTAAGAAGTTGGTAGTACAATGATATCGATTAACGGACGAGATACCATAATGCGAATAGATGATAATGCTTATCATACTCGCTATTTCTTTCATAACAACGAAAGATGGTTTGGTGCGGGAGCTACACTTGCTTCCCTTACGGGATATTCCCTTATAAGCGGGAATGATGCTTTTGGTGCAGAAACCTTAATGTTGGATGTAGCAAATACTCCTATAAATCCTTTGATGAGGTTTTTTGATATACACAAGATTTTTATTACTGAATTGTCTTCTGTTACTGCTTATATGGTCCGCTTACTCTATGGAACAGGTACTTGTGCTGAGGCTGAAACAGCGGGACAATATTCAGATATCCCTATATTAACAACAGGACTTGGTTCCAATGTTCGGGGAGAACCCTCTTCTGTTGTACATATCATTGTAGCATCAGGAACAAAGATTTGGGGCAAATGTAAGAATGCCACAAATTTGGCTACAATGAACATACTTATTGGTCTTCATGAATATGAATGGTAGGAGGAATAAATGAAGTCACCTATTTTTAATCAGGTTCCCATTCTCCTTACTCAGAATTATAAGGGGGAACGTCATAGAGGGGTGGATATCCGTTCTTTTGATTTTGTCAACTTTCGTCTTCTTCCAGTTATTTGTACTGAGAAAATGATAGTTGTTCGAATTGGAATTGATGGTTATGGGAATAATTTTTTAGTGGGTAGACCTTTTGATGATACTGTTTGTACAGATATAAAGTATATCCATGTAAATTTCAATCCTGATGTTGTAGAAGGGGCTATCCTTGGGGAAGGATATCCCATAGGTATTACAGCAATAGATTCAGATTATAATCCCAAGAGAGGGAATTCTTTTGCACATCATCTTCATTTTGAAACATGGAAAGGAAATATGCATCTGGATCCTGTAATTTATTTTAGCTCGGGAGAAATCCAGGTCATACAAAAAACGAGTAGGGCATAACTATGAAAAAAATCAAAACTATATTTGGTGAGTTTTTTATGTCGAAGGGGAAATTTAAACCCCCCTATTTCTGGATTACTATTTTCTTAATTACCATTTTACAGATGGTCTATCTAAAGATGTATGGCCCAGAGAAATTGGCAGCACGGATATCCGTTCAATTGATATTGGGTTGTTTGGGTTTTGTTGGTGTCTGGTTGGGTGTTTATACATGGTTTGATAAAAACAGAATAAATCCCCCCACTGGTACAGGAAATACCCTAACAGAGCTTCTTACTCCTGCAGCACAACCACCCAGACAAGATGGACATAATATATCGGCACAATAAGGAGCATGTGATGAAAACGATATTACGAAAGATCGGTGAGTTCTTTAAATTTATTTGGGGGAAATTGAAAACACCCTATGCTAAAGTAGCTGTAGCATTCCTTTCCCTTGCAGTTCTTGGATTATCTGTCTTGGCTATAGTTCTGGCTATTAAGAAAAGACCGGAAGAGACTGTTGAAGGGAATATTAACCTTAACCGACACAAAAGAGATTTGGAGGATAAAATCAATGTATGGCAAGCTTATCTCGATAATAATCGCCCTCTTCATAGGCGTTAGCTGTTCCTCTTTACAAGGAACATCTCCCGTACAGACTCAGCAATATGCTGATTGTACCAAATGTGTGAGTGAAGAAGACTATAACACCTGTGTGGATCAGAATGAAATGTTACGAAAGTATCTGACAGAATGTATTAAGTTTAGCAAGAAAAGTGTTCAGGCTATTGAACAGTGTCAGGATGAATCCAGACACAAAGCATGGCGTTGGTTTGGATGGGGAACAGGTCTTGGTGGGGGAGTTATGGGGATTCTTATCCTGGTATTATGGTTAGCTATATAAAATAAAAGGGATTAGATAATTGAAATTAAGCAATAAAATAAAAAAGTATTTCAATACCATACTTCCTTTTTCTCAAAAGGAATCTGCTACCAGGCGGGTAATTTATTCTGGGTCTAGTCCAGTACAATGGACTCCCCAGGACTATGAGAACTATGCGAAAGAAGCTTACTTAAAGAATGTTATCTCCTTCCGTTGCATAGATATTATTGCTAAATCAGTAGCATCCGTTCCATGGGAGATAAAGAAGGAACTCGGTAGGGGAAATATTGCTGTTGATTTTGAACACCCGTTGAACAAAATCATTAAACGGCCCAATCCTGATACATGTTGGCCCTTTTTAATGGTACAGTCAATAGGGTATCTTCTTATTTCTGGTAATCTCTTTTATGAGAAAATTACTCCTGAAACAGGACCAAATACAAAAGTAGTTAAGGAATTATATGCTCTTCGTCCTGATAGGATGAAAATTCTTGTGGATCCTGATAAGGGACGTCTTAAAGGGTATGAATATACGTTTAATTCGAAGCCGACTACCTGGTTAAAAGATCCCATAACAGGGGATTGTGATATTACTCATATTAAATGTTTCCATCCAATAGATGATTATTGGGGTGCTGCTGTTACAGAACCTGCAGCTAGGGAGATTGACACTTCCAATGAAGCTACACGATGGAACAAACATCTTCTGGAAAACGAAGGTCGTCCCGGGTTAATTTTTACTGTTGGTGGGTTTCTTACTGATGAACAGTATGATCGATTGGAAAAAATGCTTCAGGAAAACGTAAGTGGTGCTACCAATGCACGAAAGAATCTTATTGTAGAAGGTGAAAAGGCAAGTGTCCTTCCTTATGGATGGAATCCAGCAGAATTGGATTTTATGGAAGGATCTAGGGAATTATGTAGAAAGATTGCCTTTGCTTATGGTGTTCCTCCCATGCTTGTGGGTATACCTGGGGACAATACTTTCAGTAATTA